CTACCTTCTTCCCCGTCCCTTCGGCTTGGGCACGCGCACGGGCTTCGGCGGCTTCGGCGCGTGCTTGGGCATAATGAATGCCTGCAAAACTGCGCCCAGAAGCTCTTCCGGCTTTACGGGATGCGGCGCGCGGGAGGTTGCCTTCTTTCGGGGTTTTGCCTTGGTTTTAGGCGCGGTATGCGCGCGGGGATTTCTGGGTAGGACGGCGGACTTGTATGCGCCGTGCGCGTAGGGCTGGTATTTCAGGCGGGGCTCAATTTTCAGGTTGAACGTTTTGATTCCCACTGCGTAAAACCCCAGTTTGTTTAAATACCCGATGTCCAGATGCGCAAGATCCTTGTCCTCAATCTGGGCTGCAAACTGCGGAAAATCTGTGATGGCCATGGTTTCAAAGTTCTGAATGAAATCAAGGTCGTTATAGCCGTTGTTTCTTTGAAAAATATAGTGAGCCATCCGAATTGCTCCCTTCCCTATTTGTAGATCTCCATGTACTTATTTTTGAGATATTCGGTGTAATACTTGGGATCAAACTCGCCGAACGCGTCCTTCATCAGGTCGCCCGGCTCCTTCATGCAGCCGAATTTCCAGATTTTTTCGCGCAGCCATGCGTTGATTTTTTCAAGATTTCCGTTTTCAATTTCCTTTTCAACGTCGAAATCCTTCTTCATGGTCTCAAAAAGCTGCGCGGCATACGCGCTTCCAAGCGCATAGCTGGGGAAATAGCCGAATCCGCCGCCCGACCAGTGGGAATCCTGAAGTACGCCCTGAGTGTCGTTTGGCACATCCACGCCCAGATATTCCTTATAAAGCCTGTTCCAGATTTCGGGCAGATCCTTTGCTGTGATTTCGCCTGAGAACAGCTTTTTCTCAATTTCATAGCGGATCACTACGTGCATGGAATAGGTAAGCTCATTCGCATATCTATGATGTACATATGTGAAAAAGCCAGTATTTAACTGGCTTTTTTGCGTGTTTGGGTTTTTTGAAGGGTATTCTTTTTTGCTGATTTTGAGTTAGAAGAGTAGTCAACTCAGCCATCATACAAATAAAGACTTTGGAAGTTTATGTTTCTGTTAAATAGAAGGGTTTGCTTCTTTCGGTGTGGAATTATTGCGATACACTATTGAAGGGGGATAAAACATATGAAAAAGATTGTTGCCTTGCTGCTTGCCCTTTTGTTTGTGCTTGCGTCCGTTCCGGTGTATGCAAAGACTGATTTTGATTCATACACAACGGAAGAATTGATCTCATTGAGAGTTTCAATCAATGTAGAACTATTGTTGCGTGGGGCGGAAAAAGATTTTGTGGTTCCCATTGGTGTTTATACTGTTGGCGAAGATATTCCTGCGGGTTCTTATACCGTGAGGGCTGTAACATATGGATATATAACATTATATGAAGACGCAGATAGTTTTTATTCTTTTTCCGAAGGCATAAACAATGCTGACGGTGAATATATCGGGAAGCTCACTCTTGAAAAAGGTAATATCGTAAAGGTATTATCGGGAAGGCTTCTCTTTTCGCCTTATCAGGGGTTAGGTTTTTCATTTGAATAATAAAAAATAAGGCCGGGGACAAAATCCCCGGCCTTTCTTATTTGCCATTGTGCGGATGATATAGCTTCATCATTTCTTTGATGTGCTTTATATCGCCTTCAACCTGTGGCATTCGTTTTGCAAAGTTGTTATGTTCTCTCACTTCCCGTGTCAATTCTTCAAGCTTTACGTCCGTTACCGCCTGTGCGATTTCAAGCTTCTTTTCAATTTTCTTTCCTTGCATAAGGTTTGAGATAATAACCCCTAAAAGGGCAAGGCCGCCCGTGATTGCTGCTGAAATAATTGTTTCCATTTTGTTTCCCTTCTTTCGTTTTTATACGCCGATAACATAGCGAAGCACAAAGCGGGTATTGGTAAGCGTTACGCCGCTTGTGGCGGTAATAACTATGCCGTTGTTTGCGTGTCCCGTTATGCCATCGTCCCGGATATAAAGGTATTTTGTAGCGATAAATGCGCCGTTTGATGTAGACATTATAAAGGTGTTTCCGCTGCCTGAATGAGAAAGGATAGATCTTTTATGCACGAAAAAGCTTGCTATGCTTTGGCTTTTCGCTTCGCCGTCCACGTATTCCGAAAAGACAAGAACTATTCCGTTTGGCTGCAAGCTTGCATTTTCGGAAAAACTGATCTTATGCGTTTCTGTCATGTAATAACCGCCCGTCCAAAGGATCTTTCCCGCGCCGTTATAGATCTTCTTCCAGGGCTGCCAGGTGTTTGAATAAAACATTCTTTCCCATATTTCGGAATCAATGGAACAACGCGCCGCAATCTGCATTTTCTGTCCCGCGTCCCCCATATCAAAAACCGCCAAAGAACCGGATCCCGATGTTATAGGGATATTGGTCATGGTTGCGCGCACGGGCGCGGTGAAATAATAAAAGCCCGCCGTTTTAAGATTATTGCAATCCGCATTGGTCGGAATCACAATCGCGCCTTCCGGGGTTTCGCCGTGGGAAAAGAAAGCGGGAAGACCGAACTCAACGCCCTCCCCAATTTCGCACACCTTGCCGAAGGATAAAGCCCGCCCGTCCCGGTGGTAATCAATCAGCGTAAAGGCCGTTGGGATCTCAAAAATGCTTCGTATGGTTGTAAAGCTATCCGATACGGAAAGCCGTATTTCGTATGTGGAATCAATCCCGAAATAGCCGGAAGCGCTTATAATACTGTCGTTAAAAGCATAAACAGCGCCGCTTGTCAAGCTTGCCCAGGTTGTGCCCGTTTTCGGCTTGTATTCCAGGGTATAGGTATTCTTGTTTTTGTTGTTTACGGGCGAAATGGAAAAGTTTAAAAAGGCCTTTATGTATGTGCCTTCGTAATTTTCCGTGCCATCCTGAAGGCAGCGGAAGCCTTGAAAGCTTATAATCTTCGGCGCGCTGTAGGCCGCGACTGTCCAGCTTTTTGTGGTGCTTGCGGTTCTCCCCCGGCTGTCTGTGATCGTGATTGACGCGGAAACCTGGCCGCTTCCCGTGATCGCGGAAGCCGTGGGGGTTGCGCCCGTGTAGGTCTTTCCTTCAAATACGGTTTTGTATGCTTTGATCGTGGATCCCAAAGCCCCGGAAGCCGTGATTGTGAATTTCGGCTTTGATTTGCCTTGTACCATGTTTCCAAAGGTCGTTTGGTGGGTTGTGGTATCGTTTACCGCAACGCCCCCGAAGGTGGGAACCACGGACGCGGGGACGGTGATCGTAAAGTTTTTGCTTACGGCGGATCCGATCTTTGTAGAACCTGAGTAAGTCGTTACCGTTACCTTCGCCGTGCCGCTGGTTGCGTTTGGGATCGCGTTCAGCCATGAAGTAGGTATTGCGTAGCTTGAAGAAGTCGCAACGCCCGTATTTGTTTTTGAATAGCTCCCGAAAGAAAATACCACGGTATGCGTAAAACTGCTTGCCTTCCTGGATATATCCACCTTTACCGTGTTTGTGCCATTGACGGCCACGGAAGCGGTAACGGCTGATATGGTGGAAGCGCGCGCAATGGCATTAAATACGCCGTTTCCGCTGGCCGTGACATTGCCGTAATACGTGCCCGATAATGTGACATTGATCCCGCATGTGGCGGAAAATGCGCACGTTTTTGATCCGTCCGAAGCGTGAGAAACCGTTACCGTTTTTGTGTATAGGGTCTTTGTCTGATTGCCAGATAGGGAAGCGGTAAAGGAAAAGGTGTACTTTGTCCCGTTAATGGTAAGGCTGCCCGATTTGCTTGCGCTTGAATTTATGGTGTAGCTGGATCCCGTTGAAACAAGCTGCACTTTTGCCGTTACGGTAGAAGTGTTATTTGCCGTACTTTGGCTATCCACCGTCCAGGCTATCTGGATCCTATAGCCCGTCCTTATGGCCTGTTGAATCGTTCCAGAAGAAGCCATTAAACCACCTTCTTCCAGGAGACGTTACCATTTGCGCGGGGCACAAAGGCAAAGCCGCCAATTTGCAAGCTATGTAGAATTTCCGCGTCCGTTACATATAGCTTTCGGTTACTGAAATACGCAACTTCCGCGCCATCCTGTAAGAAGCTGATTCTGTCGTTTGCTATCTGCAATTCGAGTTCATTTCCGACTTCGCCTAAAAGGATCTTGCCGTCTACGAATCTTATAAACTTGCGGATTTCCTCAAACTGTGCATCCGCCCCGCTGGCCGCCGCTTCTATGTCCTGCGAAAACTGGTTAAACTGAATCTCTACGCTGTTTTTCGTTTGCTCAATTTCCGTACTTACGGCAGATATCAAGGCTTCCGTGTCTTCCTTCAGGGTGTATGATTCGGAAACAATGCTTTGAATGCTTTCGGCGCTTGCTTCTATACTTGCAAGCATGTTTCTTTCCGTGTTCCTGATCGCGTCCGCCGCCGCCTGGGCGGTTTTCTTGACTTCCGCGCCTATTTGTGCCTGTGCGCTTTCCAGGCCGTTTAAGGCCGCGCTAAAGGCCTGTACGGATTTGCCCAATACAAGCCGATTTGCGCCGGGGTTTAATAGGTTGATTGACAGCTTTATGACGGTGAAAAGCTCATTTAATCCGTGGGGTTTGCTTTCCGCTCTTACCTTTGTACCGATATGAAAGGATGTAATATCCTTATCAATCGCCGCAAGATCCGCCGCTGTAAGCTCTATACTTTCCCATTGCTTGACATAATCGTTTAAATATGCTTGCCCTTTAGTAAGTAGGTTATTCCGCTTCTGCGACATTCCAGCCGCCACGTATGCGGATATGGCAAGAAGGATATACGCAAACAGGGCTGATATCTCTTTCATTGTTCTTCGCCCGCCCTTGTATTCCAGGCTTTTATTGCTTCGTCTTTTGATAGACGATATCGTTCATCAACAAACCCAATAATGCAGCCCCATGTTTGACAGACAACTTCATAAGCTGTTTTTGCATCGCACTTTGGCCGGGGATAACGTATATCAGTCTGTAATTTCGCTTCTCCCCCGCAAAACGGGCAAGGTTTAAGTTTCTCCATGTTCTTCTGTTCCTTCTTTCACAATTGCGCTTCTAAACTTTACTCCATATTGGTCAATAGACAAATCGTATTTATCATAGCTTCTTGTATTCCATGCCTTAATAGCGTCCTTATAGCCGTTTTTGTTAAATACAACCTCCCCGTTTTCTATATAAAACTCGCTATCTCTCCTTAAATAAAACTTACAAGCTTTACAACCCACTCTATATATTTGTGAGAATTTACCTTTGTAGGCTGCTGCGGATAATGTGTTTTCAAGCACCGCTTCTCCCCCGCAAAAAGGGCACGGTCTAAGCACTTCCATGTTCTTCTTCCTCCTCAATCACAACCGACAACGTAGGAAAATTTGATATAACCCTTTTATTCCATGCATCCAATACATTCTTTGCGTCCATATCGCACGCCATAGGGGAAACACTGCAATCATCGTTAGCGCATTCTGCCGTATAAAGCTTCTTACCATGATAGGGTTCAATGCGAAAGGACGCTTTCCCGCCGCAAAAAGGGCACGGGCGCAATTCGAAATACATTTATTCTCATTCCTCCCCAGTCAATAGGTATCTTTCAGCGCTTCCGATCATACTATCTATCGTAGGCTCTGCCGCTCTGAATTTCACATCCTGCAAAACCTCCATAATCCGCTTGTATTTCTCCACGCTTCCGGGGATCTTCAAAGCTTCTTTGTTGTTTACTATATCGTAAGCTTCCCAATATAGCCCCGTAAGCTTCGCCTTGATCTCTGCAATCGTAGGCGCGTATTTGCTTGTGGCGATTGCCTTATTGATTGCCATAAACACGATATCGGCGGGCACGTCCTTGAACTGAACCGCCCATATCATAATAACCGCCTTCGCTTCATCCTCCCCAAGATTCTTGTATACATGCGGATAGGCCGCCGTTATCATGCTCAATATCCCGGCTGTTTCTTCGGGTGTCAATTATAGCCCTCCTTTCGCAAAGCTCATAAACGGGTTCCCGGATCTCTTTTCCGTCCCTTTATTCTTGTTTTGCGTATCGTACCCCGTAACGTTACCCGTAAGGGGGGACGTTACACCATGACCATGACCATAACCATGTCCATTGCCATTATCATTATCTTGTTCTTGATCTTGTTCTTGTCCATTGCCGTTTATGTAATTTGATATCACGCGTAAAACAGTTGGGTTCAGATCCTTGTAATTAATCACATGTTCAAACACATCGTTTATCAGCTCTTTGTCCTTTACTCTGTTGATATCGCTTATCAAACAATCTGCAATCGGCTTTCCGCCCTTCACGATCCCATGACGCAGATAATTTTTTATTGCAATTTCGCTTGTCCTTTTTGAATACAAAATCACGCCGTATTTATTCTGGAAGCGGTCAATAAGTCCCACAACCGTTTCCGGGGAATAGCCCATTTGGAAAGCGGCCTGTTTAATGCTGATTTCGTAAATCCCTAAAAGGCTGCTACACGGATTCGTTAAAAGGTAAAGCATAAAATACTTGTCTTCCGGCGTGAAATCATCTACCTTTCCGTCCGTCCAGAAATCCGTACTAACAATCCGCTTTAGCCCCATATCTTCACGTCCTTTCTTAATTAATGCCCTTCATATTCCTTTACCGCCTTTTCCAGCGTTCTTTTAGCATCAATTAAATCTTCTAAATAACCAAAGTTGTCAATATCAACGTTTTTTCGGATTGTGTCAAGAAGATTCGTTTCGATAAATTCTGCAATGTTGTAGCATTGCGATTTGGTCAGTTCAACTTTCAT